TCTGAAAGTGCAGCGGCTTCTGCACCAGCGCAGCAGACACAACATTGTGAAATGAAATACCGGCCGCGTGCAAAGCAGTCGGAATGAGCTTGAAGGACACAAACAGCCGGCCGCGATAAACGTCCTCGGGCAGCGGAGAGTCCGCAATGATGCAAAGCTTACTGTGACTTCCCGTTATAAGATACATTCCAGTACTCCGGGTTTGTCCTAATAATCGAAATTGAAAGAGCTTCCGCCCACTTTACTTCTTGTGCCACGCCTTTAGACCGCGAAGCCGGCTCGTCGTCAAGCAAGAACATCATGTCACAACGTTCAAGCATCGCCAAATTTCGCCTCTGGTAAAACTCGGCGTCAGTCGGAGCCCCGAAAATAGTAGCTGTGTGGTGGTAGTGAACAATCGGCGAATAAACAAGTATCCCCGGAAACTCACGCTCAAGTCTGTGAATTGCCGCAACCGCTAGCTCAAAGCGAGCTTCGCGTACCTTGGGGTCTTCGTGACTGTAGGCCTGGGCAAGGTACGCTAGTCTCATCTTCTCACCAGACTAAACGCCGCTTTGAACTGTGCTTCGAGAGTAGCCTCATGAAGACACTCTGTCACTTTTGTGGGATCGAGTCCAAGCGACCGGACATACCCGTCCAACTCACGCTGTAGCTTTGCAGCTTGTAGTGCGGTTTGTGCGACGTGCTCGGCGGCCGGAGACGCCATAACGTTAGCAACACTGCGCAGTAGGTCATTAAAGCCGCGATCCACACGAGCCCAAGCTGGGCGGGTGTCAGAACTCAGGCCTGGCATCTTCAAACTCCTCGACAAAAATGTCACGTTCAGTGAACTCTTCGGGAGTGTACCGCTCACACTTTTCGCAGTAAGCGTCCTCAAAGTTGTCCCACGTTTTATCGGAGACAAATCGCTCTTCCACGGCGGAATAGAGTCTGTATTTCATAACACCTCCATGCTGGACATACGCTGGAACGCTTGTGCGTAATGGCCGGGGTCGCGCTCGAAAGCGACAACTTCGCACTGGAACTGGTTTGCTGCCGGAAAGACGCCACCGCAACCGCAGAAGAAATCGACGACACGGTCGCCAGGAACGACAGACCAAGACAGGAGCCTGGCCAGAAGTTCAACGGGCTTCTCGGCCGGATGCAGCTTGTTTGCGGAAGGGCCGGGAACTGAAATGACGTCGGCACCGACGATATTGACCGGACGCTTACCCTTAATGGCGTAAAGTATGGCCTCATAAACGTGACGCGGACCGTTAGCTGCGCCAAGCAACGAGCCAGTCGGGCTCTTGTTCCAGATGATAGGCTTCGGCCAGACATACCAGCCGTGCGCCTGAAAGATCGCTTCCCACTTCTGGAAGTGCTCAAGCTCACAGAACATGTAAGCGCAAGCACTGGCCTTAGTGACACGCATGCCTTCTCGGGCGACAAACTCAACACACTCCGTGGCGTACTCGAGATCGTCTTTGTAGTTGTGGGTAAGACCAGAGTTCGAGCCAGACTGCGTGTTCATGGTATCCATGTCGATCCCGTACGGCGGATCAGTCAGAATGACGTCAACGCTACTGGTGTCGAGGCAAGAACTCAAGTCAAAAGCACTACCTTTGTGTAGCCGGTGGCGCGAAGACGGAGCGACTTTTTCGCCGCTGAGCTTCTCGGCGAGAGCTTCACGCAGCAAAGACTCGTTGTTCCGCCGGATGATCTTAACGGCTTCCTCACGAGACTTTGCCTTGGCAACTTCGGGAAGGTGCATGTTTTTAACGACTTCAACCGCCGCAGTCATGCCAGTGTCGTACGGAGCGTCCGGGCCGCGCACTTCACGGTTGAAATCGGCCATGGTATAAACTTCGCCGGCCGCCTCGGCGCGTTCCTTACGAAGCTGGAACAACCGCACCTTGGCAGTATCGCGCTCCTGCCAAGTCAGGTCTTGCCGCTCAATGTTTTCGGCGAGTTCGACTTCGTACAAGTCAGCCTCGGACAAATCACCGACTGTCACGTAAACGATGTGACCGGCCGGTACCTTTTTGCCGTCGTGCATGAAACGAATACCGTCAGCGACAAGACCTTTGATCGTGACAGTTCGCCGCTCGCCAGCTCGCAAAGTCTTCTTGTCGTTTTCAAGTATGATCGGCTGCAACTGCCCTAGCCGCGTAATACTGTCGCGAAGACTGGCGAGCTTGGCCGGAGTGAAGTGAGCCCGACCGCGCTGGCGTTCTTCGGGAATGATAATCTCATCAACGTGAACAGTTTTCATACTTACCTCAGGAGATGTCGCACAAATAGGGGTACTTGATAAAAGCCTCGAGAACTGCCGGGTCGGGATTCTTGGACTTGTTGCGATACCACATCCGATAGTCGGGTGGCACTTTTGAGATGGGCTGGCCACCGTGCTTACCGTCGCCCGGCATAGTAGACGGAACACGAAGCGAGTTGTAAAACTCAAACAGCGTCTCGAAAGATGTGACTTCTTTGTGCCCGTCCAGCATGTACGCCAGAAGCTCATAGCAGAAGTGCACGTCGGCAAGCGCACTGTGAGCTTCACGGAGCCGGCGCCGAGTGTTGTGTGTCATGCCGTGGATGTAGTACATCAGCGCGGTCAGCGTATGCTTTTGCTTCGGGAAAAAGCTGCGAGCCATGGCCAGCGTGCACACAGAAGCTGTTGGCGTGAAGCCGGAAACACGCAAGTCGAAAGAGACATTGTGCCCAATCACGAGGTCGGCAGCACAGAAATGCGGAAGCTGGCGGAAAACGTCCAGCCCTTCCAACTCTTCCGGCAAAATGTGGTGAGCGGCCACTGCTGCACAATCCATGCGGAAGCCCTCGGGCAGGCCGAAACGTTCCGTGTAAGAGGTACCATACTCCAGCTTGCCGTCGACAAAGCCAACTTCCAGCGCGGCAACTTCGATCACGCCACCGGCAATGTTAGCTGTTTCAGTGTCGAACACAACAGCACGGTTAATTTTTTGCATTCTTAGCTCCAAACGTAAAATGGGGGCCGTAGCCCCCGAGAAGTTAAAAAATCGACAGCTTAAGCGTCGGAGTCAGTCGGGTCGTAGTCGGCACTGAACACGTTCTTGACTTCGGCGTAGATAGTGCCGTCGTCACCGAGACGCTGGGAAGTACGAAGCTTGGCGACCTGACCCACGATGTGACCGAAGCCCCACGGTTCGCTCGGGTCGTTTTGACCGAGAGCAGTACGCAGCTTGCCAAGACCGACGTTCTTGCCACGGCCGAGATCGAGGTTGCCGGACGCTGTCAAGTCGAGCCAGACGTTCTGACGGATGTTGTTGTCTTCACGGCCAGTGACTTCGACAACTTCGGGAGCGTTGCAGTTCCAGATCACGGTCAACTTGACCTTGTCCTTGATCGCTTCGATAGTGAACGACTTGACAACGGCAACGACGGCTTCCATGATGGGAAACGGAATCGACTCCGTATCCATGGCACCTTCGACGACGACGTTCTTGAGAGCTTCGGCATTGAAAATAGACATTTTTCACTTCTCCAAAAGAAAAAACAACTAAAAGTACGGGAGTCAGTCCCGCGGCCGTAAAGCAAAAGTCAATCGTCGTGGTCGACGTAATCGGTGGTGTCGTAAGAGCCAACGCCAGGCGCGATCAAGCCGCCGCGTTTCTTCCAGGTTTCAACAACCCGAACAAAGCTGGGCTGGATGTTGTTAGCGATCGGAAGGTTGCGCGACTTGAGCGCTGCGTTGCTCGTTGCCGTAGACCACGTGAACTCTTTACCGCTCCGCACAGACTGAATGCAGTCCGAAAAGAAACGCGGCAGTTTCGGGGCCAGCTTGCGACCGAGCGACGAAACCATAATAGTCGAGCCACCGGTGATTTCGTCGACCTCACGCTCCATGTGGGCCATGATCACGACTGTTGCCCAGGCGCCAGTGGTCAGCTGAGTAACAAGCGTTTCAACGTTATCCATAGCGACTTGCCAGTCAGGCTGCGACTTCACCGGCTTGCCACCGACAACCAGTTTCATCGCCATAAGGTTGATGCCGGAGAGTGAGTCGATCACCAAAGCGCGATCAGTACCCCACTCGTCAACTGCGCCGTACTCTTTGCCGGTGCGGTCGTCTTTGAAGTTTGCGAGGACGTCGTACAGCTGCACGAACTGATTGTACTTCCGCTTGTCCATGTCGGCCATTTCGGTCAACGTCTTGTACGGAAGCGTGTTAATCTTGTTGGCTTGCTCGCGCAAAGTTTTCCACGAACTGCGGGCAGGGGCCAGATACTTCCACATCAGCTTGCCGGCCGGAATGTCCCCGACAACTTCCATCCCAGGCTCCGTGAAAATTACGAACACTTCCTTGAAGCCGGCGTCGAGCAGAGTACGAATGGTGTGAGTCTTACCGGTGCCGCTGTCTCCAATCAGCAGAATTTTGGGACCAGGTATCGGCGATGTTAGGACCGCGGTAGAACTGGTCTGGCTCTTTTCGTCCGACATAATTGAGAAGCTCCTTGGTTAAAAACTCTTTAGAAAAAGTGTCAAGACGCAGAGCGTCAGAAGGTCCAAGCAAACAGCCGTCGCCGTGTTCTTCGCAAAACTTAGTGACGACTTTTGACTCTAGGATTGGGGGGCAAAGGAAGATTCTGTGTCCCCAAATGTCAGAGCACTTTGGGCAGAAGTAGAAGTGGTCACGTAGCCAAATGGCAGCTTTACCGCTCGCTTGTATGACAGGGACGCGAAGGGTTGCAACTCTTTCTTCTCGGACGTAGAGGAAGACTGTTCGGATGTCGTAGACAGGTTCCACGGTGCGTACTCCGACTTGACAAAATCGGCCTGCAAAAAATTGCCGGGCTGGTTAGACTGGCATACATTTTTAAACGGGCAGCCGCCGTAGGACTTGCAGCCGTCGGCCAAATCGTAGTCAAAAAAGCCGTCGTCCCACATGAGGATAGCCTTTTTAATGTCACGTTCGAGCTGCTCTTTCCAGCGTTGCACCATCCAGTCGGGCCGCGGCTGAAGTGACTGAGCATGTCCGTGACCGGAAGACAGGATAGAGACGCCGCGGATAATTGCGCCGTGCACCTTGAGGCCGTACTCACGAACTGCCCAACAGTAGCCGGTGAACTGTGAGTCTAGCGCCCAGCCTTCTACCCACGAAGTGCCGAGCCGGCTAGCAGTCTTTTCGTCGACAATCCAAACTGTGCCGTTCTCGCGCTCACCGAGCATGTCCATTCGGCCGTAATACAGAAGAGGCTGACCGGTTACCGGATGAAGAACGTCAAGCGGAAGCGCGAAAGAAAACTCAAGACCTAGATTCCCATTGCCGAAGTTGTATGGAATAACGAAATCTTGATCCATACGCCAGACGCTGAAGTAGTAAGCCAGAGCAGAAGTCATAGCGGCTGCAGTTTTAACGTCAGACTCAAGAGACTCGTAAGTGCTGTAGTCGGACGCAACAGTCAACCAGCCCTTGACGACTGCGTCTTCGTGGGTGAGACCCTCTTGGTAGAAAGCCTTACGCGCGACTTCCATACCGTGCGCGAAAGCCATGCCACCTTGCAAGTGTTGGCTGAAACGCGCAGGACGGTAGCGCTTAATAAACTCATACTCGAATTTTTTCGGGCAGAGCTTAAAGACTTTCCGCATGGAGTTATCCCACACTGCTGGAAAGTCTGGACGTTGTTTCATAGCATGCTCCCGTCGTCGGAGTCGGCCGCTTTAACGACAGTGCCGGACAACAGATTCAAGTTAAAAGAGATACCAGTCTTCGGCACAGTCTTGCGGGCTTTCGGTGCTACGCCGGAAGACGTATTGCCGGGAACGACAGCACTGGAAGAAGAGAAAGCAGCACGCTGTGCGTTAACAGCAGCGCGAAGTTCCTCGATAGAAACCGCATCGTCGGGAAGTTCGCCACGTCGGACTGCTTGCAGCCGTGCGATGACGTCTTCGACGTTAACGGTTGTCGGATCAATCTGCATGAATGTTCTCCTTGTTGCCTGCCCGCAACTTCAAGTCGTTGGCAATCAGCATTGTGATGTATTGCGAAAGAGCACCGTGCTTGAGCTTGCGAGTGAGTGTGTCTCTCGGCAACAAAAGCTCGACCTCCAACATAATGCGCTCAGGCACATAAGCTGTAACCTCGCGCTTTTGTTCCCCGATAGGACGCCCCATCTCTGTTGCTCCAGTTATTGCGAGGGTTTAGGTTCGCATATCGCCGGCATTGCGTCAAGAGGCACTGTGACCTCCAGCAAAGCTCCGCCGCGTTCATTGGCTGTGCAAACCCACGGAGCGTTGCCAATGGTCCTTACGCACAAACTGTTGTTGTACTTATTGACGTAGACGGTGAGTAGCACACCGCAGTGAGCGACAGTGAGTTCGTCGTCGTGGACTTGAGTCAGCATTTTAAACCCTCTTGTTTGGCAGCAAAAGAATCTTCCCGGCCAGCTCACAAGTGCTGGGTTTTTGCAAACACCGCAAGTGCTGGACGAGAGTGGTTCGGCAGCTTCGCTCCGTTGCTCGCGCGTGCGCAGGCGGGCCTTGCGGCCCGTGAACCTGCGTCACTTGCTCGCCGAGCTTTCAGCTGTCGAGTTGGCCGGGCCGAAAAGCGCGTAGCACAGATTAATCACCAGTGCGTCGGGATCGAAGTCGGGCTCAGTGCCACAGGCAGTCGCTCCGCGAATTGCGTAGCGAGCAGCAGCAATGACGGCGTCTCGCTGCGAGACAGCTAGCACTGGCAACGGACACTCCGAAGATTCGCCACGCGCAGCGTCCCACGGAGCTTGCGGGGCGTACAGCCAGTGGTCAGCTGGGAGCGGGAAAGACGCGACAAAGAAATTGTGCCCTGCGTTTTCGAACGATCCGGTCACTAGACCTTCCGAGGCGGTGGAGGAAGACTCGTACGACGCAAGCAGTGCGACCTGCCGTCTAAGTTCTGAGGCCTCAAATTCTGCCTGGGCCTCAAATTCTTTCTGTTCGAGTTTTTCGGAGATTGCAGCACGACGCTTCTCGACTAGGGCGTAGAAGTCCTGCTCCCACTTTCCGTGGTGCAGCCAGCCATACGTTTCAGTCCATCCATGGTTGCCGCCAGTGATACCGTATACTTCAACAGTCGAGTTGGAACTACTGGGGTGCGTGAGCAACGGCTCTTCGCTGGCCAAAACCCAAATGTGGAAAGTTTTGCCACGGGCGTGCCCGCTACTTTCAATGTAGAGGCGGCCGTATTGTCCGGACATAAATAGCGTTGCGTACTCTCTAGCTCCAAGCATTTTGCTACTCCTTTTTGAGTGACGGAAAGTTTCTAACGTAGTAGTTAGTGAAAGAACTTTTCGGAATCTCGACGGTTGTTCTGTCGTCTAGCATGACGATCAGGGACTTGTCGAGAACTGTTTTGACGCGGCAGAGGACACTCTGCGAGGTCTCGAAGTGGTTTCGTTTCTGAAAGAAAAACCCAGTGTCATTTACTTTCATCGGGCACCCAGTTTTGATAACGGCAACCAGAGCAGGCAGCATCACTGGCGCGGTTAGCGTAACCGCACTTGATATTGTGGTTGAAAGCCCACGGAATTTGAATCATCCTAGGGACTTTAGTTACGACAACCTGCGGGGCGTACTTGTCACCAAGGTACACCCAGTCCCACCCGGCTTGAACTGTCTGCGGAGCTGGGTCAGCACGTCCACAGGTGTGGGGTTTAACGGACATGGCTCTTCCTTAAACGCTGGCTAACTAGTCAGTATAGGCGAGGTAAGCAAACGTGCACTCTTTCTCATTGAAGTAAACGAACTTACCGCCGAACGTTCCAACAACTTCTTTTTCAAGCTCCAGTCGAGACATACCGGGCGGGAAAGTTCCGCGTCTGTACATCGAAGCACAGGAGGAAAGGTGCGACACCCATTCCCAGTTTACGTACCAAGGACTACGCCAAACAGCTCCGAACAGGTTTCCGAAGTCGTCCTGGAACGGAACGCCGCCGCACATCATGTGTCTGTACGGGTAGTAGTCGAACAGGAGACAGTCGAACATCTCCTGCATCCGCGGGTGCTGCGGAAGCTGGTTTTTCCACAGGTACGGCAAATCTAGCGGAGTTTCGTAGCTTCTTACCACAACTTCCGGCTCGACACAGCTGGAGCACAGATCGCCTTCTTCGTTTGCCATTATTCAATCTCCACTTAGTCCAGGCCGGTTTCAGCCGGTGCCGTCCGAAAAAGGTTGGCGATCTGCTCGAAAGCACGGGCCATTTCTTCGCGTCGATCCGGGGACTTGGGCATCCAGAAGGTGACCGCGCTCCGGTCGTCGTCCTGCGGAGGGTGATGCAGGCGGTCCGACGAATGCAGGACAAGTTGCGCTGCGTGGTACGTCACGCCCGTATTGCTGGGTTTGGCGACGAGAAGAACTTCACTGGTTTGTTCTTGGCTGTATACGTTGATTCTCATGTTTAATCTCCACTGGTTGATGGTTTGTAAAGTGGCCGCCCGGCAAGGATGCAAACCGTGTCGTCGATGCACTTGGCTTGACCATGGATGGCCAGCCGCAAGGAGTCAGGAGGCTGGTTAAGGGTCTGCCAGTCCTTCTCCCGCTGGCAACCGTCACAGCCAAGCTCTCCGTTCCCAAGACAGAAGAGGGTAATCATTTCTTCCATACTCAACCTCCGCTGGAGCACAGCCAGTGCAGCGCCGTATCTGCTGCTAGGTCTGCCGCGTGCTTTCGTAGTTTGTTCATGTCACTCTCCTTCGTCACTTTCAGATTTCTACGTCCGGCACAATTGCCAGCAAATAGAGTCTACTTCACAGCAAACTGTCAATTTCCCGGAAACAGCAAATACCTCTGCGTCGGTTTGTCGGGTCGCTCGTCCGCAACCCAGCCGTCGCTGCGTGGTAGGCACTTCTCAACAATCTGGATGGCGCTTGCTTGCAGTAGGGTTTGCTCGCTAAAACAACGGTATGCGACTTGCAGCTCCTGTGGCTGCGTTTGTAAGAACAAAATCAGCTCGGCTACGGTCATTTTGGTTCTCCTACAGAACGTTAGCGTTTCCGGACAAAACAGCGACGAGTTTCTGCAGGAGAGTCTTGTCGTTCCACTGGACTACCAGCGCTGCTTGCCGCTGGACGCGGGCCTGAAGCTGTTCGAATTCCCACAAGACTTGCTTGGCTACCCCGGTATCTACCTTTACGTTGTTTGCTCGGTAACGCACAGCGGCGTCTATTCTGTCGGCAAACAGTTCACTTGCGTTTTTCACAGTTCGATCCCCCACACTTCCACGTGTTCGTCTTGGCGCTCGGAGTAGAACTTACGCATGAACTCCCAGCCGCTGCGTTCGAGAATCTTCTTTTGTGCTACGTTGGAACTTACGACGGTGCAGATCGCGAAGTTGTAGTTCAAATGCCGCAGAACCTTCGTCTGCTCTGCTTTCAGAACGTGCCCGAAGCCCTGCTTGCGGGCTGCTGGGTTGACGTAGAAGCCGTGACAAACTGCGATCTGGCACTGGGACGGCAACGAGTCTATCTCGAAGGCCCCGCAAGTCAAAGCGTATCGTGTCATGTTAGACTCCAAGAATGGCGGGCCGAAGCCCGCGAGTTAGTTAGGCACGGCCGGCCATGAACGCTTCGTACAACGCTTGAACGAACTCGTTGGTGTACATGTCCGGAAAGTTCTTTGTCATCCTGATTTCCTTAAGCAGTTCAGCCTTCTCGGGATGCTTGTCGGTAAACCAGGCTTCAAAGACGTGCGACCTGTCACCGCGCGGAATAGAGCGCAGGATTTCGTGAGCAATTTCAGGGTACCGGAGAACGACACCCGAAACTGCGGCCTTGGTTACTTCAGTGTAGTTCCTGACGTAAAAGTTGAAGGTATGACTGTAGTGGTAACCGGGCGCTTCGTTTTTAAGCACCACCGGCTTGTTAGTGAAAGCCCCCTCAAACATAGCAACCACGGTGGCATTTGCGTCGCAGAGAATTTCCAGCAAGTTCTTGCTGTCGGACGCCGTGCTATAGCACGCGATCGCGTTGGCTACCGCATTCGAAAGCAGAGTCACAGCATCGCCGACCGTCTTGAGAACTTCAGGACTTGCGTGGTAGCTCAGTTCGCCGATCTGGATAGTGTGTTGCACTCCGACGTCGACGTCCTTTTGAGGCTCGTCGTCCCACTTACGGGAGTTCCTGAACTCGAGAAGTTGGCGGTTGATGCGGTCAGTAACTTCTTGCAATTCACTGGAAGCCGCCAGAAGAGTCTTAATGTACCCTGCGCCTTGGTTTGCCATGGCTGTTCCTTAGAAGCGGAAGTTGGAAAGAGCGCGCACGATCTGAAACATCGCGTTGCAGACGTTGTTGAGCTGTTGGGCCAGCATGTGCGTGTCGCAGTCCTCGGGAACTGTCAGCACTGCGAGGTCAGGCCCGGAAGTCGAGCGGAAGTACAGGACTCCACCCGCCGCAACAAACCCGAGAAATTTACCGTCGAACATAAGTACCTCAAATGACAGTGAAGTTGCCGCGGGCGATGGTTTTCACTTCCATAACGCCACAGCTGGTTTCTTGTGCCTCGTCCAGTACAAACTTAGTGAACTTCGCACCATAGGCCTGGAATTTGGCGGTTTGAAAGTACTCTGCCAAAGTCAGAACACTGTAGGACGTCAGCACGTCTCGCAGACTTTCTACGTTTTCGTAGAATTCCGCAGGCTCGTGGGTGAAACTGAGAAACTGCAGGTGGATTGCCCGCGGCAACGTTTCCGAGTCCGTCATGTTGAGATACGGCATAACAGCCGCGCGCAGGAAACGGTAGCAGAGGGCGTGAGCCGTCAAAGTGTAATGCAGGCGTTCGGAGTCTCCCATGTTTTTCCACTCGAGAAGCAACTCTTGGCGCGGGACAAAGGTGATGCCGTACAGTTTATCGAGCACGTCGCTGCCCAGCTCAGCAACTAAGCCCGCACAAAGCAGGCTGTCGTTCAAAGTCTGCACGACGTCATCTTTCGTCGCAACGCCAGTGGACACAGCTACCCTGTCTGCGAGGGCGAGTAGCTCGACCGTGTATTCGAGCATCTTCTCGTACGTAATGTCTTTCATTACCTTGCTCCAGTTTAGTGCACAGCGCACATGGAAAGGCACGGGAGTGTGCCTTTCGGTTTGCGTTGTTAGCGCCTCAAGGTTTCATCATATTTTTCTCCTTAGGTTACATGTTTTGGTTTGCCATCCAGAAGTAGTACAGCATCTCTAGGCGGTAGTTCTGTCTTTGTTCGGCCGACCAACGCAACCACTCTTTGCGGCTAACTTCGTAAAAGCCGTAGTCCGAGTAGCGAGCAGACGACACCCGCCGATACTCGTTAAGAACTGCGTCTACGAAGTTGTCATCAGCGTCTGCGCCGAGTGCACCGCAAATACTGCCACAACTGTCTCCAGGCCTGTCCAATTGATACTCTATCGCAGCCGCACAGTACTCTTGCAAATGCATGGTGTGCCTCCGTGAGTTACGGCTCTTGTTTGTACTGCTCTTGGAGATATACGACTAGAGCCGCCTCGCAATCTCGGTCGATGGACACCATAGTTCGCGCGACGTGCCGTTCGATATGCTTTGGCACGCTGACCTTGTCAGCCTCTTCCCAGTCCTCCGGCGGGTTGAAAGCTAGCGGCTCGACGTCCAACACATATGGCGCCAGTGCCCCGATGCTGGGTTCTGTGTCCCCGATAGCACAACGAAGAACCAGAGTATCGCTATCGAGAATAGGCCGGAAGTACAGGAACGAGTTACGGATGCTCGACGGTCGGACCTGCTCCGGTTTGACTTTTGGTCTATTCACCAGTATCTTCCTCCGCGCCGGGCTTTCGTACTCGCACAAACGGCTTGCTGCTCGCGCCACAGTAGACTTGAGTATTTGCAAGACCTTTCGCTTGCACATCCTCCCGGAACTGCGCTTCGTCGTACATAAATGCCCACGCTGCACCCGCCTTGGAGATCATGTACTTAATAGCTTCGCCTTGCGTATCTGCGTATACAACCGAGTAGTAAGACGCGCGAACGCTGTCTGTGCCATACGTGAAGTAAAACCGCTGGTTGGATGACGTAGCCTGTGTCTCGTCTTCGCCTACGTAGGAAGTTTCGCTAGGCAGCTCATCGACTACTGGACTCGGGCCGCACGGAACGACTTCGGGAGGCCGAAATTCCAGTTGTAGGAAGTCCTCCTCACAGTAGCAAAAAGCCCACGCCGTTCCGGCTTTTTCGACCATGTAGCTGTGTGCGGCGTGCGTGTCTTTCGCATAAACTACCGAGTAGCAGTTTGCGTTTTTCGTGCCGAAGCCGTAGGTGAAGTAATACGTGTGCCAATACGGCGCAGCGTCGTAAAGGTTCTCGGACGCACACACCGTGCTCTCAGGCGTTGCGGAGTAGAGTTCTGTGAGTGAAGTCACTACTTTTACTTCCGCTTCGAACAACTCTACACCGTCTTCGGTCTTCTGCGCGGTGAGCACCAAAAGCCGCTGGCGCTGTTGTGCAATTTCATCTAGCTCTTTTTGCATCTCTGCGCGCAGGTTAGACTCCTTGTTTTTCAGTGTGTCGAGCTGCGCTTGAACGGCACGTTCCTCGTCAACTTCGAACTCGACTTCTTGCACGGCAAGCAGCGCGTAAGTCGAGCCGTCGTAACTCAGCCCGCAGTTGTGTACGGAGAAGTGGTACTTCTCACCAAGTCGGTTGGCGGTTTTGGTGTCCGTGTGCAAGTAGCAGTTAATCTTCACTTTCATCATCTTCTCCTTGTTTAGCAAGTTCAGCGATGAGTTCCCTACGCTTCTTTTTGAACTCAGCGACTGAATCGCGGTGCGTCCATAGGACGGGTTTAGAAACAGCGGGCTGCTCTGGCGTTGGTAAGTCTAGGGCAAGCGGAAACTGAAGTTCGACTTGCAGCTGTCCTGCGTCCATCTGTTCGGCGACTGCCAAGCAGACGGGGCAGATTCTGGACTCTTCGCCAAGCCGCTCGACTCGTCTCGGTAGGTTATTCCACCGACAGTCCGACGCGGCAAAAGCGCGAGTTCTAATTGTGTTCTTTCCAGCTACGTTCTCCGGTCTTGAATACTCCAGAAGATCGGCCGCGGTGTAGCTGTTTCTGTCCCCACACTCGGGGCAGACGTGAGTGGCGATGTAAAAGACTCGCGCCCGTGGTATGTAGTTTTCCAGCGGGTCTGCAATAAATTGTGCCATCGGACCGTCTTTTGTCTTGTCCTTCGGAAGAACGGCCTTTTTGATGACGCTCTTTTCGAGCCTTTCTACGATTGCCTTGCTCTTGTTTTCCGTTACCTTGTGGCGGGCGCCGGACTTGGTGCCAGTCCTTCCGTCCAGCTTACCGTCTTTGACACTAAATGTCAGTTTGAATCCGGCGAAGTCTTCCACGATAATTCCTTCAGTCGAAGAGTTCCCAGGTGTAATCCGGCTCAAGCCCGACTTCGTCGCGAAGAACTTGCTCCGGGTCGGCACCACGAATAACTTGTTCTTTCATTTCCTCGATCAACTCGTCCGCGTCCTCGGGGCTCATGTCGTCGCGACTAATTAGGATTTCTTTAATGGTTTCCATGATTCAAATTTCCCAGTTCCATTTAGCCACGATGTTCCCGACCGAATTGAGCCGGACGGTGCCAAGCTCGAGGCCAGTGTCTTTATGGTAGACAACCAGCGTTTCCATGACCTTAAGCTGGTCACGCGCCACTTTGATCGCCCCGACAATCGCATTGTCGAGAGTCGCATAGCTTCTCACTTGTTTGTTCTTGATCTGCAGTTGAAACAAACGGTGTTGCATACTAAACCCCTTTCAGTTTGACAGTTTAGAGTTCGGCGTAAGCGTAGGCGAAACGGTGAGCAAAGACTCGAGAGTCCAGAAGCCGAATGTCTTTCTGCTCCGGGTCAAGGTCATTCAGCTCGGTTGCGTAGACGTTACCGTTTTTGTGCAAGACAACGCACTTGCGGTCTCGCGGCGCCCACGAAGTGCTGTTTCCTGTTTCGATACTCTCCACCCGGTGGGTTAGCACGCCGTTGTCCTCACCGAGCTGGATGATGAACCCAAGTTCCGAGTAGTCTATCTGTCCGACGATGTTCATATTTCACCTCGATTAAAAGTAGCTATTGATAATTGCCGGCCTATAGCAGGGATTAATGCCCTCAATATCCTGCTTCCTCATTATAGCATTCCGGGAAAAGCATGCAAGCTATTTCATATTGCCGCTTGAATGCGTAGCGTGATTTCTTCACCCATTCTTGAAACGCTCCATAAACTTGGCAACACCACTCGAAACTTCGGGCTCTTCGTTTTCAACTACTGTGCTGCCAGCCATCTGCATTTGTTCTTCAATTGCCGACTCGATCATCGAGTCTAGCTCGCCGCCCAGCATGTGGAACGGGGCACATACGAGCACTTTACAGTGCTCTGGCCTATCCTTGCCCGGCCGCCGTTTGCTCATTTCGTCCGGCTGGATTTCCCGAACCCGCACTGTCAAGCTCTCGGCGAAGATGATTTGCTGTTGCAACATCGGGTCATGTTTCGCCTTGCTCGCAAACGTCTTTCTATAGCCGTAAAATTGCGTCCTGATCGTTTGCGCCTCTCTTTCCGTCAAACCGTAGATGTAAAGCGGCCCGTTGTTATACAGTTCCATTTTCTGCATTTTGGCCGCGTATTGCGGATACCGTTGCAGCGATGCCGGCTGTGCCATTTCAGTTCCTTTCTTTGTTACTAAGTGTGACGCCAGGGGCTAACCGGGAAAGAACTCTTCTATTCCCTCTACGTCTCTGTCTTTTTTGTCTTCCAGCCAGATTTCCCACGTGGCGCTCTTCTCTTCGTCCGGCATGACTCGTTTCTTTTTGAGCCTAACTTTTCGCCACTTCTCCCCTTCTTCGTCATCGCTTCGCAGTTTGGCTAGCGCGAAGTTGATCTTCGCCAGAGTTGCCGAATTGACCCACATATTAGTCACTCTCGACTCTATTCCGTTCTCTTCTTCTCCCCTCTTTCTGTCTTTTCTGAAGTACATTTCTTCCAAACGGTTTAGGCTGCGCGGTAGGGCTAGTTCCCTGTTCCGCATCTGCCGTTTAACTGCTTTCTGCTTCTTGTCGATGTTTGGCACGTGGTGGCCTCCGGGGTGGTGGAGTGTGGTAGTTTATATATGCTCGCCATAATGGCAAGCACTACGGCCTTTTTGAGGTAAAATCTTAAGAGACGTGGCAGACTCCAGGCTGACGCCCAGATAGTGAGGTTCGGAAGTAGTTACCACCCTCATCTTTAGGGGGTCATAACCATATCTAATAAAAAAAAAAATATATATACACTACAGACACTGCTACGCCCTCAACCCCATCACGTCAAAGGGGTGCCACGTTTGCTCATTAACGAGTGCCGAGATATGAGGGTAGTAACTAAAAGGCGGTGTTAGTATCTCACGGCCATTGTACCGCCTAGCTCGGGTTTGCCGGGCTTACGCCATTGTTTGCCAAACGGCCGTCTGTTGAAATCTTGAGACAAAAAAAACCACCCCGGAGGGTGGCTAAGTGGCCCGGCTTTCGCCAGAGTGACGCGTCTGCAGAATCCTAAGCCCTTTCAATCTTTAAAGCGCCTTACGGCGTCGCGCGTGAGGATCGGCGCATGACCCTCACTCCAGTTACCCAGTTCACGCCAGAGCCTTGTGGCCTTGGCGGCGGCCCGCGCCGCCACAGCGTCCGAAGGGAGAGACGCCGGCCTCTTCGGGTCTATCGTGTAGCTATTCCGCGACATCAAACGATGCCAGCTGTTCAACGCTGTGTTCTTCGCTGCCAAGCGGTCGGCCTTGTCCAGCAAGGCCAAAATGTTCTGCTTTTTCGCGCTCATAATAAACCCTTTCAGATTTAGAGAAGGGGCCGGAATGCTTTCCGGGCCGGCCCCTGAAGGAGGGGTTAGGTCTATTATAGATAAAGCCGGCAATATGTCAAGCATCATGCGAGCAATAATTAAAATATCTCGTCTCTTCCCCAAAGCTAGTTCTTCTCTCTTTTATGTTGACATTGCAATCCATCCGTCTATAATCAAATCAGGTGCACGGGAATGGCCCGGCACCTTCGGGAATTATCCCTCTCTTTCTGGAGTGTTCTATCATGGCCAAATCTGTCAAACTTAGTACCGCGTGGGCTGTTGTCGCCGGCGTCCTCTCCCTTTCTGTCGAGGCCCGCGCCCTGGACGCCACGAAAGACGCCGCGCCTCTTGGCAAGTTCTCCCGCAGCCTCGACCTGAACTCGCTGGTTCCTTCCTTCGCTTCGCTGCCTGAAGTGGCTCAAGAAGCCCTGTCCTTCGGCCTCTTCACGGCCCTGCGCAATTCCACCGGCTCCTGCGACGATCTCGAAGAAGCGCAAGCCGCTGTCGACTCCCGGCTCGAAGCGTGGGCTTCCGGTGATTGGGGCGCAGCCCGCGAAAGCTCCGCCGTCCCCTTCACGCCGAACCACCTTCTGTGCAAGGCTGTCGAAGCCGCCAGCAAGGGCCAGCAGACGGCAGCGCAAGCTGCAGAAAAACTCAACAACATGGTGGCCGACGGGCTCGCAGCTTCCGGCATTCCGAGTTTTTCCGGCATGGAAGCACCGGAAAGAAACAAGGCCCGCAAAGCCTGCGTCGATCAGGTCATCAAGGGCAAGCCCGCCATTGCGGCAGCCTACGCCAAGCTGGAAGCCGAACGTGCCGCTGAGGCCGCTGCACGCAAGGCGAAGGCCGCGGAAGCTGCCGCGTCTTCGGAGGACGACGACAGCTCTTCGGTCCTCTAAGGTTTCACCGGTCGGGGGGTTGACACTTCCCGGCTAGTGTGCCTCTGGTCTGTGGCTGGGTGGGGTGTCGGATGGCCGAGTGGCTACCCGGCATCCCCCCTTTTTTTGTGGCCCTGCCCCTCTCTAGGGCGACACACGGCACTTTGTAGTTTTACAACTCATTGCCGGTAATAATCCACCCAAATCACCCGCAGAAAGGACATTCACCGTGGCCGAAGTCCAGATTGCTCAGATGCGTATCAGCCACGAGCTCATCCTCAACTGGCTGGTGTTGAACCCCGAAAAGACTCAAGGGGACTGCGCTCAGCACTTCGGAATCACCGAAGCCTGGCTCAGCGTCGTCATCAACTCGGACGTCTTCAAGGCACGCTGGGAGCAGCGCAAGGCGTTCATGGCGGACCAGACGGACAAACTCATGATCGCTCAGGCGCGAGGCGTCGTGAGTGAGGGGCTTCAGAAGCTCGAGAAACTGGTCAAAGACAGTCAAGACCCGACCTTCGTTCTGCAGACAACCGACAAGCTCATGGGGCGTCTTGGCTTCGGGCACAAGCCGGCCGGGATGCAAGTGCAGCTTACGCAAAACAACCTTCTCGTCGACGCGGCAACGGTCGCGGCTGCACGCGCCAGCATTCTGAGTGCGGCAGTTTCCAAGACAGGCGGTACCCCGGAGACGATTGATGTCACTCCTAAGTCAGAGCAAAGCTAGCACAGCCGTCCACCTTCCGCTTCCGCCCGAGCGCTTCCGCTGTGCCGAAAACGTCCGCAGCGTCGTGCTATCTCCGCACGCGCCAGCCTTCGCGCGTAAGGGTTCTCGGAAAGGGGCCAAAGGTGCCGGACTCCGCTACGAGGCCCGCGTCCAACGAACCTTCCTTTCCGACTACTACTCAACTTATCTTCCCTCTCCGTGGTTCCGTTTCGTTGACGACTGCGGCATGCGCTGGTGCCAGCCGGACGGGCTCATCATCGACGCATCCTCAGGCCGAATCATCATCGTGGAAGTCAAGACTTCCCACACTGGTGAGGCTTGGTGGAAACTGCACAAGCTCTACCTGCCCGTCGTCCGTGCACTCTTCGGAGACGGCTTCGAGTATCGCTGCCTCGAGGTCGTTCGGTACTATGATCCCGCCACTCTCTTTCCACTTGTCAAGCTCACCGCCGAGCCTTCCGCGGCCCCTCCACTCCCGTTCACTGGCGTGCACATCTGCACTCCTCTGGCGTAGCTGTGTGAGCGGTGACGCTGCAAATCGAGGCCCGAAGGGCCGAAGGCAGCGGCCCGCGAGCAGCGTAGCGACAGCTGCCAAACCAAGGTGGTTCAGTACTTGCGGTTGTTTCCAGTCTCTCGGAACGCGAGAGCTGGCCGGCTGATTCCTATGCTGCAAAACAACTCACCGTTTCAGCTCGCAACTACAACTGTTCAGGAGGCGATCTATGTCGCTTGACTCCCCCGACGCACCTATCGCGCAAGCAGCACTAACACCGCAAGAAGCCGTACTATATGGTGCTCAAGATTTAACCTTGTTTGGTCGCATCTTCTTTCCGAAAACGTTCCGGCAAGAGTCACCCGACATGCACAAAGACATGTCAAAACGTCTGGCGTCAGGCTCGCGCCAAGTAATGTTCCTGGTATTCCGGGACGGAGCTAAAACAACACTGCTGCGAGTCTTCGTAGCTCAGCGCGTTAGCTACGCTATCTCGCGCACAATCATGTTTGTCTCAGTCAGTCAAGATCATGCGATTCACTCGCTACGCTGGCTTAAACGGCAAATCGAGCGTAACGCTGCGTGGGTAGCTACGTTCGGGCTCAAGCCCGGCAAAAAGTGGACAGATGAGTGGATCGAAATCGAGAACACTGTCGATAATGTAACTGTTAACATCCTAGCCGCTGGTATCACAGGACAGATCCGTGGCTTTAACCTAGACGACTTTCGTCCTGACTTGATTGTCGCAGATGACATTCTTACGGAAGAAAACACTGCAACGGAAGCTGGTCGCAAAAAGATGGAAGCACTGTTCTACGGCGGCCTTGTCAACTCGCTAGTCGCCGAAACAGAAGCTCCGTGGGCCCAGATCGTCTTAGCTCAGACTCCGATGGTCGGCACTGACTTGGCGATGAAAGCTGTCAGCGATCCTGACTGGAATTCTGCTGTATATGGCTGCTTCGACGAAAACGGCAAGAGTCGTTGGGAAGCAAAGTTTCCGACAGAAAAACTCCAGCTTGCACGAAAAAATGCGATCATTTCCGGTCGCTACAAGTTGTGGGCTCGGGAAAAAGAGTGCAAGATTGTTAAGTCGGAAGAGCAAGTCCTTAACTCGGACAACTACAAGTTTTGGGAAACTATCCCACAAGGCACTGTTCGATTTATCTCAATTGACCCGGCGTCATCGGACAAGAAGAAGGCTGACCAGCACGTCACACTCGCTATTGCTGTGCGCGGCCCCGACGTTTATGTGTTAGCTTACAGGCTTAGCAAGGGTACGATGCCAGACAAAGCTTCTGCGTCTTTCTTCGAGCTTGTTACGATGTTTGCTCCGATCACGCGGGCTGGTGCTGAAGCTATCGGCTATCAGCGGACTTTGGCTTGGTACATTGACACCGAAATGCGCCGGCGAAGAATTTTCGTGCCACTTGAGCGCATCCAAGACCAGCGTAGTAAAGCTGATAGAATTTTGCAGCACATTCCGGTGCTGTTGGCTTATGGTCATTTGTATATTCACCACACAATGACGGAACTGATCGCGCAAACTGACGATTATGATCCGTCTGTCGACGAGCAATCAGATGACATATTGGACGCTCTTGCTATGGCTTGTCGTCTTGCTGGTCCTATGCTGAAAACTCCGTATCTTGTCAGCGACAGTAATACGCTGGAAGGTGAGTTTCGCGAGATTAACGAAGACGAGTATGAACCGCTTAACGTTATTGGAGGTGCGCCGTAATGGCTCGAGATTACACACGTGACGAACTTGTTCGTCGTCTAGCTCCTGGAACTGACACGCACAGTCGCTTGTCTGAAGCAATCATGGCACGACTTAAGATGAGCAGTGACAAGATGTCTGAGCGCTACGATTCTTTCGTCGAAAATGAAAAGCAGTTTGCTGCGTACGTCCCGGCTGGCGATGTCGATAAAGCTCGCAAGGCCAAAAAAAGTAGTGATCCGACGACGCAAGACTACGTTACAATTGAAATGCCGTACAGCTATGCCGTCGCAATGACTGTGCACACATACGTAACCGGCGTGTTTCTCGGGCGTTCACCTATTTACCAGTTTCAAGGTCGGCACGGTGAGACCGAAGACCAGATCATGGCACTTGAAGCGCTGATGGACTATCAGTGCGTTGCAGGAGACCACGTCTCAACGTTGTTCACTACTTTGTTTGATCCGCTGCAGTATGGCTTCAGTGTGACTGGACAGTACTGGGCGACTGAAACTACGCAGGTCCGTGAGTTTGTCGAAGAACAGCCGACGTTCCTCGGTATACCGATTCCAGGAAAAAAGCCTATCAAACGCCCGGTTGTGACTGAAGTGCCAGCGTACCAAGGCAACAGGCTTTTCAATGTTCGCGTGCAGGATTTCTTTCCCGACACTCGCAAAGCTCTGTCCGATTTTCAGAAGGGTGAGTTCTGTGGCCGATACTTCGAAGAGTCGTGGCAAAACCTTCGCGAAGATAGCGACGGCTACTTTAATCTGAAAGCTGCACACGATTCTTCGCAAGGCAGTTCTGACATGATTAGCCGTAACCTTGGTGCGACGGCTGTCATTACGCTTCCTGGGGTTAACAAGACTGACTTTTCGAGAGTCAAGCCTGACGACCTGTTCAAAGGCTACGAGTTCGAGTGGAAGCTCGTTCCAGCTGACTACGGGCTTGGCGCAAACACCAAGTCTGAGTTGTGGGTGTTTACGATCAGTCGTGGCGGCACGATCATCGGTGCACGCCCAGCCGGCCGGTACCATGGCACGTTCAACTACGACGTTACAATGTACGAGCCGAACGGTTACTCGCTGTTTCCGGTCTCTGCTATGGAGCGTATCGAGCCGTTGAATAACGTGCTATCTTGGCTCGTGAACTCTCACTTCTATAACGTCCGCTCCGCACTCAACAACAACTTTATTGTCGATCCGACAAAGGTTGTAATGAAAGACGTCTTGTCCCGCAAAGCCGGGCAGATTATTCGTCTGAAGCCTGAAGCCTACGGCTCTGACGTTCGCACTGCGATCTCGCAACTGCCTGTTAACGACGTGACTCGTGGCAATCTCGCCGACGCACAGCTTGTCGAAGCGATGATCCAGCGGACTCTAGGCGCTACCGACAACGTCATGGGCATGCCGACGCAAGGCGGTCGCAAGACAGCCACCGAAGTTCGTTCCTCTAACGGCTTTAGCACCAACCGTCTTAAAACTTTGTGCGAGATGGCCAGTGCCTATGGCTTTGGGCCAATGGCTCGTCGGCTTGTGTCTAACACGCAGCAATTCTACGACTCTAGTACAAAGTACAAACTTGTCGGCGATCTTGCGCAGTTTGCTCCCGGTGCACTTGAAGTATCCCCCGAGCACATCGCCGGTTTCTTTGACTTTGTGCCGGTCGACGGCACGTTGCCTGCTGATCGTTACGCTCAAGCCCAGCTGTGGAACTCGCTACTCCAGGGCATGGCTCCGTATCCGCAGATTGTTCAGTCTTACGATATGCCAAAGCTGTTCTCGTGGATCGCGACTCTCGCCGGGCTGCGTAATGTCCAGCGTTTCCGTATCAATGTAATGCCGCCGGGGCAAGTCGAGCAACAGCTCGCTTCCGGTAACATTGTCAACGCTAAAGACGCAATGCAGGATCTTGACGCTGTTGGCGAACCTAACCGTATCGAAGGAATGGGGGCGACTGGTTAGCATGAATACTCGTGAAAAACTTGAAGCACTTTTGGCTCTGCAAAACAATGAAGAGTTCAAAGAGCTTATGGAAATTCTGAAACAGCAACAAGCCCTATGCAACGCCGCGGTACTGGAGGGTTGCGCTGACATTCGGGAAGAGGATCGTATGCGTGGGCAGTGGCACGGTCTCGGGGCCGCAGACGCTACGCTACGTGCCATGGTGGAAGAACTGCAAGCCGCAGTATCCGTTGACAACAACAGCAAGGAGTAGCAACATGCCTGGAATCGAAAACAATTCCCCCGCCGACCAAAGCAACGGCCCGGCTCAAAATGCCCCCAGTGGCAACTCTTCCACGCCCGATAGCGGCGTTAACTGGTCGAGCCTCGCTGACGACAGTGATGCCGGCTCTGAGTTTGACGAAAGTCCGCAGTTCGGTCAACCGCAGTCTACGACGCCTCCTGCTCCAGTCGCGTCGCCTGCGGAAGCTCCCAAGCAAACTGTGCCTGTCGTCAGTGCTGAGAACCCTCCTCAGCAAACTCAGCCGTCGGCTTCCACGCAACAAGTCAGCGAGGCTCCCCAACAATCGGCGCAAGCTCCGGCGCCAGCCGTAGCCGAGGATGATGTTGTCCAGCTACGGCAGCAGTACCAAGAGACGCTGCAGTCGAAAGACTACATGCTGTCCCCCGAGGATGCACTTGCGTTTGTCACTGAGCCGGAAACGGCTGTTCCTCGCTTTGCTGCGCAGTTGCACATGCGCGTGATGCAAGACGTTGGTTCGGCGATCCGGGCTGCATTGAGCACTGTTCCGACGATGATGGAGCAGATGGTCACTTCGCAGCAACAGGACCAAGCAGCGCGTAGTGAATTTTACGGTGAGTGGCCCGGCCTTGAAAAGCACCACGACACGGTGTTGCAAGTGATGCAACTCGTGCGTAACGCGCAGCCGGCCGCTACGAAAGAGCAAGTTATCCGCACGACTGGTATCTTGGTAGCGACGCAACTTGGCGTTGATCCGAGCCAGCTTCGTAAACAAAGCTCCAACGCTCAACAGCCGCCAGTGGCGCGGCAACAAACTCAGCTTCCCCCGCAGCCGGCTGGCCTTGGCAGCTCGAAGAATGTCGGTACTGGGCCGCAGCAATCTGTGTGGGAGTCGCTGGCGCTTCTTGACGACGATATCTAAAGGAAAACAAAATGCCTTCGATTGCAGGTATTCGTGGTACCGGGGACTGGGGCACTGATGAACGCCCCAAGAATTTCCGGGAACTGATCATGTGGCGCCAGCCCAACGGTATGACTCCGTTGACGGCGCTGCTCTCTCGCGTGAAGTCCCAGAATGTGGACGACCCTGAGTTCTCGTGGTGGGAAGAAGAGCTCAAGGCTCTGCGACTGACTACCGACGCCACTGGCGGCGCTGCTGCTTCTACCACCCTGGGCGTTCTTTCCGGCGGTTACGACTGCGTGGCCGGTGATCTGTTCCTTGTCGAAAAAGCGGACTCCACGACTTTCGACAACGAAATCGTTGAAGTTTCGAGTATCGCCTCGGACACTTCTGTCGTGTTTCGCCGCGGCCAGTGTGGCACTGTCGCAGCCAACACCGGCGCTTCTGCCAGTCTGACCAAGATCGGCAACCGCTTCGAGGAAGGTGGTCGTTCGCCGAACGTTTCCACTCGCAACCCGGTCAAGTTGTTCAACTACGCGCAGATTTTCAAGACCGCGTATGGTGTGACCGAGACCACCAAGAAGACCTACGCCCGTACCGGCAAGGCCCTCGAAGTGGACAAGAAGCGCAAGTCTTTCGATCACGCTGTCGGCATCGAGCTGGCGCTTCTGTTCGGTCGCCGCAGTGAAGTTGTCGGGCCGAACGGTAAGCCGCTTCGCACCACCGGCGGCCTGCGTCAGTTCCTGACTTCCAACACCAAGGTCTGGGCCACCACGCCGACCATGTCCACTTTTGTCGACGCGATCACTCCGATGTTCGACTACAGTGCGACTGACGCCGGTAACGAGCGCGTGGGCTACATGGGCAACGGCTTCTTGAACAGCCTGCAGAAGCTGCTGATCGGCCAGTCCCAAGTTCGCATCAACTACGACAAGACCACTTCTGTCTACGGCATGAAGTTTCTGGAGCTGGTTCTGCCGCAGGGTACGGTCTACTTCAAGTCGCATCCGCTGCTGAACACGCACCCGCGTTACACCAACTCGGCTTTCTTCATCGACCCGACGAACCTGAAGTGGCGGCCGCTGCGCGATACTGCGCCGCAGGACAACATTCAGGAAAACGACGAGGACCTTGAAAAGGGTCAGTGGCTGACCGAAGCCGGTCTTGAAGTGAACCACGAGTGTACCATGGGGTACCTCGGAAACTTTGTCGTGCCGTAGCACTGGCGTCGGCCGCTAAACTTAACCAAGGGGGAACGGCTTCGGCTGTCCCCCTTTTTTCCGACTGGAGCTTTTATGCGTGAACTTTCAATACTGGTTGGCATTCCCTCGGGAGGGGATTGGAAACCTAATTTCGGCATGTGCTTGGTGAACATGGTTCTTCACAGTCAAGCACCTCTGCGCGACGGCCGCGCTATTTCTCGGCTAAGTTTGCAAAACACCAAGGGCAGTATTCTGCCAAAGAATCGTTTGGAGATAGTAAGACGTGCGCTAGAGGGCCGGTATACACATGTTTTGTTTCTGGACGACGACATGACTTTTCCGGCCAACCTGCTGCATAGACTGCTGTCCCACGGTAAGTCAGTTATTGCCTGCAATTGCCCTACGAAAATGCTCCCAAGTACTAGCACGGCACGCATGAAAAGCGACAAGCATTATGGTGTCGCAGTTGATTCCAACACCATGGTTGGCACCAGCCAAGTCTGGCGAGTAGGCACTGGCGTGATGCTGCTGGATGCTAAAGTTTTTCGGGACGTAAGACAGCCGTGGTTTCCGGTCGAGTGGAATGAAACGACCGGAGAATACGTCGGCGAAGACTGGGCTTTTTGTACGCGACTGGAAGAAGCCAACATCCCCATTTACGTTGACCACGCTTTGTCTCGTGAAATCGGGCACGTCGGCTCTTACGAATTCCGTCACAGTGATATTCCTTCGAACACAACTTTAGAGGTATAAGATGTCTATTCGTGTAATTGACTCGAATAATTCGGGTGGAAAGCTCTTGATTCTTGAGGGGGAGCGAGGCGAACAGCTGTTAACTGCCTTCCCCTCGGGGCCGGGGCCGGCAAAGCTCAGCGCCGGGGATGTTGTACTGGACCAGCCGTGGTGGCCGGGGCGAAATCAGCTCATCAACGAGTATCCGCGCGCCGTAGGTATCGCGTACAACCGGGACGGCGCACTGCATACTGGCAATGCAAACGTGCCAGCGCCCGTAGTGTCGCCCTCTGGCGGCGGGACGATGGCGGTCGATTTGGACGTAAATTGTCCCGTCACCAGCGGCCCGGCCATGAAAATTGTGCTGCCGGCCGGCGCGGCTACGCAGTACCAGAAGGTCAACTATTGGGATATTCCCGTCCCCGTCGAATACGGTGCTGATGGGACGTGGCTCATTCCGCTGTACATCCCGCTCGACACGCAACTAGACGGGTCCGGCA